TGGTGTCGTCTGAAGGGGATGGTTTTTACCAGTGGTATGACGTTGCTGGTATTGCTCGTGAGCGTATTGTCGTGGACACTGCCGCATGGGACACTGTTACCAACTTCACGCACACTTATAAGCTGCTCAAAAGCTTAAATTGTTCGCGCCTGTATGTAGTGACGAGCATGTTCCATTGCTATAGAAGCATGCTGATTGCGCTGGCTTGCTGGGGCGGCAGGGTGCCAATTGTCATTGTTCCCCATGGCATTGACACTAGGGAGTCAGATGAGCGCATTGCTTTTGCAGACCTTGCAAGGGGCTTATGCTGGCGCATCTTTGGCATCATTCCTTTCAGCAAGGAAGTAAGGGAGCAGCGCGTGCCAGGCTATGTGCTGAGCAATGAGCATGGGCGCGAAATTGGTTTTTAGGACTTAAGCTTTGGGAGTTGTTTCATTTTTACCATGGCAGTCAAGAGCAAAGGAGGCAGTGCAGCCCTCAAGCGCCAGCATGAGCCTGGCCCCCCGAAATTAACAGCACAAGGTCAAGGCAAGAGGAGCAAGCCTTCTCATGGCCGTAAGAAGCTGCGAGGCCAGGGGAAAGGTTAAGCGTTGACAGGCGCACCATGCAGGGCTAGCCTACGGGCTGGCCCTCTCTTTTGCCATGGCTTTCACCGACTCCTATTCCTTTTCCCATCGTTTCTCTGACGATAAAAACGCTCCCACTGATTGCGCGAGCTATCAAGAAATTATTCATCAATGTAGTGGAGTGAATGCCACTGGTTTAACTAGGCAGTTCTATCAATTTGCCGTTGGATGTGGTTATTCCCCTCGCAACATTGTTGATGCATTTTATGCTTTAGCCGAAGAATACGGTTCTGCGCATTGCGGAGACAAGTCAGAGTAGTTTTCTTTCATTTTGTGTAGACTATTGGTATTATCAGTGGCGCGACCGTGGACCCTGCACGTTACGACATAACCATCCACCAAGGCGCCACCTTTAATTTGCCATTGCAATACACGACGAATAGTGGCACGCCGATCAATATGACGGGCTATTCCATTGAAGCAGAACTATGGAATAAAACTGGTACGACTAAGCTGGCAGACTTTAGTGTGCCATGGACGGCGCAAGTAAGTGGCATGTTCAGGCTGCGTTTAACCAGCGCAGTGACTAGTGGTATTACAGAGCAGGGCCAATACGATGTGATGTTTACTGAGCCCAGCGGAGACAAATATTATATTTTGCAGGGCACTGCTTTTATTGACTTAGGACTTACTGGCAGGGGCCTGTAATCATGAGCGAAGTAATTGTTAGCAAGCAAGATGTGAATCTTGTTGTTAGTGAAAGCGAAGACAATTCAGTAGTTGTTTCTCCGTCTACTGTCTCTTCAGTGACCATTAACACTCGCGGTCCACAAGGGCCTGGCGGGGTGATGGGGCTTTATGGCAGCTTCATTGACACCACTGATCAGCCATTAATTAGCACTGCTGCTGCGCAGCCCATCACGATTAATACGACGCTGGAAAACAGGGGCGTCACCATTACTTCAAATAGTCGCATCACGTTTGAACTGGCTGGCACCTATAAAATTCTTGCTTCCATTCAAACAACAAATCTTGGCAATAACATTGCAGAAGTTAATTTCTTCTTCAAGAAAAACAATGCCACTGTAGCCGATAGCAATACAAGGATTGATCTTGAACCGCGTAAATCTGTCAGCACTCCATACCATGGCTGTTTCACCATTGAATACCAACTTACCGTTGCAACTAATGATTATGTAGAACTATGGTGGGTGTCAGATCATTTAGATGTAACTTTACAGACCATTGCGGCAAATGGCACCCATCCAGAATCGCCTAGCGTCATATTAAATGTTGCGCAAGTGATGTATGCCCAAACGGGCACTCCTCCTGGCGGCAACATTGGCGACTTAGTTGTTAAAGCATCTGGCACTGATTACGACACGGTGTGGACTGATGCACCAACAGTGGACAAGCTTGGCCTTGATTTAACAGCGGCTGAAGTAGTGTCCACTGGACAGATTGCTTGGAATGCCGCTGAAGGTACTGTTGACGTTGGCCTACTGCATGGCACGGTCAATCAACTAGGCCAAGAAACGCAGCTCTTATGCACCAATAGTGCTAACAGCCTCACCATTTACGATGGCATGGGCGTGATGTTCACTGGAGGCAATGCTTCAACATTGCGTCTTGAGGTGCAACCAATGCAAGCGGATGGTAGCTTGCCTGGTTATGTATTCTTCGGCATTGCTACGCAAACCATTGCCCCTGGCGAAACTGGCTACGTCACTACTTTTGGAAAGGTGCGTGGCCTTGATACGAGCGCCTACCCTGAAGATTCAATTCTTTGGTGTGACCCAGTTAACCCTGGTGGGTTTGTCACAACGGAGCCAATAGCGCCGCAGTTAAAAATTGCTGCGGCTGCTGTTATCAAGTCGGATGCTGTTAGCGGAGTGATTATGGTTCGGGCTGATCCCGGCCAGAACTTAAGTGATTGCCACGATGTGGAGGTGGACACTTCACAAGATACTGATTATCTTGGGTGGTCTGAGGACATGCAGCATTGGATGCCATTTCCAGTGCAAAATGCAGCGCCGCGTAGCATCACAATTACAGAGCCTCAGGCCGCTGATAACTTCACTTTATTTCGCACTTCTAAGAGCACCACTTTGGCTGGCGTGACAAGCTTAGTTGCTGGCGTTTCTCCTTCAGTAACGTATGAAGTGCGCTATGCAGCTAATCGCACGGCCTCTGGTACTGTCGCCGTTCCTTCCTCCATCGCAGCCAATACTACCACTGGCAGTGGAGCCACCATTCAGAATATGCCCATTCCGTCAGGTAATTATGTTTGGTTGAACATTACGGCCACTTCTGGCGCCCCTAGCGAGTTTAACTTGTCAATGGCGTTTTAGTGTTAAACTAATCCAAGAGACTTCTTCCCCATCGTCATGGCAACGTTTAATAAATTTCATTCTTTTGTAGAGGCCCTGGCCGAAAAGACTCATAATCTTGGCGGTGACACGCTGACGGTGGCGCTGAGCAACACGCTGCCGGTGAACACCAACACGGTGCTGGCCAACATCACGCAAATTAGCTATACCAACATTCAAAACGGCACTACTACTGGCCGTGATCTTACTGGCGTCACCTCCGCCCAGACTTCCGGTACTTATAAGCTTGACGCTAACGACTTGGTGCTAACGGCTACTGGTACTGTGCCGACGTTCCGTTATGTGGTGCTATTTAACCAGACAGCCACTAACGATGAGCTAATTGGCTGGTATGACTATGGTGCCACTGTTGACTTGTTAAACGGAGAAACCTTCACTATCACTTGGGATGCTGCAGGCATTCTGACTCTGGCCTGATAATTAACAAGGAGGCAGGACCATGGCCGTAGCACATAGTGCTGCCTCAGAAAGTCATACAGGCACAACAGGTTCAGCTAACCAGGCCAGCTTCAGTTGGACGCATACGCAGACGGGCACGCCGCGAGGCGTGGTCGTTTTTGTTTCTACCTATGCCAGCGTTGCCGACCTTATTACCAGCGTCACTTATGGCGGCGTGGCACTCACGCGGCTTACTGGCGGCGCTGCGCTGGACAATGCTGGTGAACTTGGTCGCTGTGACGCATTCTTCTTAGGCGCAGGCCTTGGCACCGGCAACCAGACTATCACGGTCAACCGGACCAACAATGCCACTGTTATGTATGCGGCGGCGGCCACGGTCACTGCTGGTGCCGACACTGCAGTTCCCACGGCGACCATTGTCCTATTACAGGGCGATGGCACACTGGCGGCGCAAACTGTTAACGACACATCGCCAGGACAAAACAGTGTCCGCTATGCGGGCTGCTATTCCGGCCTGAACGCGCCACCAACGGCTGGTACTGGTAGCACGCTGCTCAACAGCATTGACATTGGCAACTACGGCTCCGCGTTGGTGCGCGAAACCACTGCCGGCCAAGGTGCCCGCAGCATCGGCTTTACTGGTGCCACTGATGACCGAGCTGCAGTTCACCTCGTCATCCGCGAGTTAGTGCCACGGAGTCTTCCGCAAACAGTCGCCACTTTCACGTTTACTGGCAATGATGCCACTCTCACTGTTGCGAGCCCCAAGGAAATAGCGGCTGAACTGGGCACCTTCACGCTGACGGGCAACATTGCAGACTTTGCTCGCCAATATAAAATCACCGTTGATGCAGGCGACTTCACCCTCACTGGGAATGATGCCACACTGGAGCGCAATGCGGTAATCACTGCCGAGACTGGCGCGTTCAGTTTCGTAGGCAACGCAGCAACGTTAACAGTTGCAGCGCCAAAAATAATTGAAGCCGAAGTTGGCAGTTTTGTTTTCAATGGCAATACAGCTTCACTTAGGACGAATTCTCGGCTAGAAGCCGCCACTGGCACATTTGCTCTAGCAGGTAATCAAGCCGGGCTTACTAAGACTGTAAAGCTTGCTGCTGATAAAGGCACTTTTGTTTTTACGGGGAATGCAGCCACCCTCAGGCATGCTTATTCTCTAGGAGCTGAGACTGGCAGTTTTGCACTGTCTGGTCAAGCGGCCACGTTGCGCCAAGATTCGCGCATTCAAGCTGAGACTGGCCTCTTTACTTTTACGGGCAACCAAGCCACCCTGAAAGTAGGAAGCCAGATAGTCGTTGAAACGGGCAGTTTCGCCCTTGCGGGACAGGACGTTGCATTCCGTCGCACTTGGGCCATTGATGCAAATGCTGGCACATTTGTCCTAACGGGCATTACGCCTGCGCTCACCCTAGTTGGCGCCTATGAAATAGATCCATTTGTCGGCACTTTTGCACTGGCCGGCGGAACGGCTCAACTGGCCCAAAGTCAGAGCCTGTCTGTAGATGCAGGACAGTTCACGCTGACGGGCCAAACTGCCACCCTCAAACAAAACCCAAGTCTTTCTGCAGACGCTGGACAATATCAGCTCACTGGCAATCAAGCCAGTTTTGCTCAAGCGAGTCAAGTTGCAGCAGAAGTTGGAACATTTGCCTTTACGGGCAATTCCGCCACGTTCGCCGCCAATCGTTCTGTCACTGTAGAAACGGGCACTTTCGCCCTGTCTGGCAATTCAGCAACTTTTGCAATTAATCGTGCTGTAACTGCAGAAACGGGAGCCTTTGCCTTAACGGGCAATCCGGCCACTCTTGTTCAACAAGGAGCCAAACAGCTTATTGCTGATCGTGGCACCTTTGTTCTCACTGGCCAGCAGGCTAGTTTACAAAACGCACGAATTGTTTCTGCTGAAACGGGCCAATTCGTTCTCACGGGACAAGCGGCAGAACTGGCCAAGGGCAAAGCGCTTGCCGGTCAGCTTGGCACCTTTAACTTGGCGGGGCAAAATGCGACCCTCAAAGTCAGCAGGGCGCTAAGCGCAGAAAACGGTGTCTTTATTTTTACGGGCAATAATGCAGTACTTGCCAAGGCGGGAGAAATTGAACTTATTGTTTCCACTGGCACTTTTGCTTTCACTGGCAATGCAGCCACGCTTCAACGCACAAGAAACCGCCGCAGGCAGGTGTTGATTTTCTAAAAAAGGAGTATATTGATTTGACAATGGGCTGAGACGATGGAGAAGCAGAGCATTGAAAACTGGATTAATTCTCCTGAACTGAAGGCACTGCGAGAAGCATGGCAATCGTCTGAAAAGCAACAAAATGCTGAAGACGATGCGTGGTGGGACAGCTTAAGCCACGCCGCAAAGGGGCAAGCGTTTCGGCAAATTATTAAGCTCATGCATAAAGCGGAAGTGGTAGACAGGGGGTCTTACCGTTGGGCGCTTTACGACGTGTTTGGTCTGGACTATGGCGATGGACTAGCGCACTACATGCGCCTTCACAATCTTATTTGCTTGGGTCTTGAAGCGGAACAACCGTTTTGCAGGAAGGATGGTACGGATGAACAGAGTGATGATACATTCGCCCAGCCATAGCCATCCCCAGACAGAACATAACTAAGCCAACGAAAATGTCCATGACCGTTTACGAGCTTATTTTATTGTAGTCGCCGCGCAATCTGTAATTATCATTTCAAGGCTTTTGAACTGAAGCATCTAATTTTGTAAAAGTAATTTCATTCGGCCATGGCTTAGTCCAAGCTCCTCTGATTCCCATTGATCCATCGCTTAGTTCGTAATAAATAGCCTGCTCCAAAATCAAACGTTGAGTGCCACCAAGTCTTTTCGCTTCTTCTAAGACGGCAGGAGATGTCATTGTGACTAAGCTTTTTTCTTGGCAAACGTAATCTTTAATTGCTTTGTCAATAGATAAAGATATTTTCTTTTTTAACAATCGCTCATTGGCAAGAATGCGTCTATTTAATTTGTCATCCATTTCATTCCATAGCTTCCCTTTCTTTTCGCCGTTGATTCCTTGTCGCAGCTCTAAATAACGTTCCAAGGCGTCTTCTTCATTTATCTTGCAGCGCACGGTTAGTAGCGTTAAAACAAGGATGACAATGGCACCTATCACCATGGATCGCGGCGCAACTTTAGCCGCAAAGGAAAAATTAGGAAGGCGCTTCATAGCTTTTGTCGTAATTGTTTAATGCTTCATCCACTGCATTCTGCGCCCCATCAAACTGATGGGGAGGCCGCAACTTTTTAGTGTCAAATAAAAGCATAGGAACAACCACGTCTTGCTTCTTTGTCAGCCTTAGCCCAAAGAGACTATTAGAAGGTTGAATGTCAACGGAAGAAGCAGAAGATAGCCCTATGGAACCGGCTTCTGTTTGAACCCTGAGGAGCTTTGCTTTTGCAGCGGCATCAACAAGGTCTTCTAGAAGCTCTTCCGTTTCTTCATCCTTCTTGGTAGACACTGACAAACACCTTTCCTTTTCTGTAGAGAGGAAGAATTTTGTCAATCAAATTACGGTTGTGAATGCGCAGGCAGCCATGGGTGCTCACAAGGGGCTGCATGGGCGCCCAAGCGCCAGGCCAGCCCAGTCCAGTGCCGCCACCATGCAGACCAATGCCAGCCCGTCCAATGCCCGTTTCCTGCCCTTCTAGGTCCACCATATCGTAGAACGCCCAGCCATAGGCAAGCAGAGTGCGATCAAAGGCAGGCTTGTCCCCATTGAGGGCATAGTCGTTATAAAGCTGGCCAAGCTTGTACAGACCAGGAGGTGTGTCAGACTTTGTCACCTTCCATTCATAATCGCTGTATTGCCCACGAGCAAGACAAGGAATTTCCCATAGAAGTTCCCCTTCAAAAGAAAAAGCTTTCATCGTTTCCTTTTGATCATTGACGATCAAATGGGAATCATTTGCGGCAAAGCCGAAATCTTGCGGGCGTTTCTTGGGACCAACGAGAGCCATGGGAGGGGAAACAATGGATTCAGGGGCGTATTGCTTCATCAGCCGCGAAAGTTTGGCTGGATAGTCAGGATCAGTGGCATAGCCTTGATCCCTGAGCATACGAGCAGCAGCATAGCGATTATTTGCTCTGTTAATACCTTTATAAGTGCGCCAGTCTTTGTACCAATGGGCCACTAAATATTCAATGCAAGCGGCCAGGCTTGGGAAATTTAAGAAGCCGGCCCTAATGGTCACCCACTTGCCATCGTAAAACTCTTTAGTTTCATGGGCCGTACCAAAGCCCTTTAAGCCAAAGAAATTATTAATGCCAGAAGTGCTCTTGCCAAAGTTGCTTTCTAGAGCCCATTGAGCTGCCACAAGATCAGGAAATTTAGCGCCCATGCGAGCAGCATGAGCACTAACTCCTTGCCAAGTATTAGCTACGTTGCTCACTTACCAGCGCGAAAAACAACTTTCAGGCCTTCCATGATCAATTGAAGCACGTTGTTGCTTTTCCAGGGGGATTGATCAAGAATCTGGTCAAGAGCGGCAATGATAATGCTGCCAATAATAAACCACTGAATGGGTTCCATCGTTTTAAAAGCGTTTAGTCAAAGCCTAGCGTTTAATTTCCAGAGAGCGCACGCGTTCTTCCATCATTTTCATATTCTCTGTGAGCACATCCAGTTTTTCAGTGATCATTTCAATTTGCGTGGCGATCTTCACTTGTTGATGACCAATGCTCATCATCATGCCACCAGTGGCAAGGAGCATGCCTGCGGTGAGTACAACTGCAAAGTCCGCAAGCTTCGCCTGCCAAGCATTCATTGAAATAAAAACTTTCTTTCGTTCATTCTATACATTCACGCCCCATTGTTTTTTGGCTTTAAGCTTAAAAGAAGCCAACCAAATATCATCATGGGGATGAGCAATGGACCTGAAGAACTTCTCCATTCCCTTTCTGAACTCCGCCCTGGCGATGCTAAACGACGTTATAGAAAAAGCATTTTTGAAGACTACGCGCTGCGAGGTCCGTTTGGCCACTCTGCCTGTGCGTACTGCGGCAAATGGAACGAAAAGCTGACCATTGATCACATTGTCCCGAAGAGCAAAGGCGGGCCGCATTTTGCTAAATGGAACAATTGTCCATCGTGCTTAAGCTGCAATGCAGACAAGGGCAGCATGTCTGTTTTTGAATGGTGGAGGCCCAAGCAATTCTGGACTCCACAGCGGGAGGAGCTGCTCGTTAGCTGGGTGCATTGTCATAGCTTTGTGAGCGCTCACACCGACCTGTCCGATTGGGAAGCATGGTGCGAGGCTACCCAGCGCGTGTTGCCATTGCACGAGAAAGGGGCCAATTACGGCCCCTTTCCTTTAGGCGAGTGGTGTGCTGCCTAGTTGTCGCAGATGGGGGAGAACATGCCCTCTGAGGGCCCTTGACGCACGCCTGGCAATGGGCAGAAACCATCAGGGCAGCCACTGGCCATGTAATCATCAGGATCGTACTTAACGCTCAATCCTTCTACGATTGCATTTTCAATGGATTTTGCAAATCCTTCCTTCATTTCTTGAATAACAATTAAGCGCTCAAGATACCACTTGGCCTTTTTAAGGTCTTCAGCGCCATTCTTCTGGGCATAGCGCCAAATGTACTTTTGTACATTGCCTTTTAGAAAGCCTTTAAATTCTTCCATGGTCATGGAAGCTTCAATGGCTTCAATGCATTCAATGCCGCCGTCAGTGTCGGCGTAATGTGGGGGATGGTTGATGAGGTCAGTCATGATCAGAATTGATAGTTGTTGGCAGCAAAGGCATCAAAGGCTTCGGGAGCCACTGGATGGCCAAGCTCAAGCAGCGCCTTAGCATAAGCCACAATTTCTCCTTGCGCACCATGGTCAATGCGAAGGGAAATGAAATGGAAGAGGGCCTGCAGAGAGCAGGTCCAGACAAAGCTTGTATAGAGCGCAGAGGGCAGGATGGCCCTGGCTTGCTCCTTGCTCACGCCTGTTAGCAGCAGTCCTGCATAGGCCTGTTTGCAGGCCTCTACGGCCTGTGCATACTGAGCAAGGGCCAATGCCTGGCTCCTGCTGGGAAGGGGCCCTGCAGAGGCTTGGCGGTTATCTTCGCTCTGCTGCATGAATTCCATGGGAATGTAAAATTCCGCTTCATCAGCAGCGCAGTAGCGAAAGCTTTTCTCATTCCAGCCCAGTTGATCATCAACGTAAGTGGAAGCAATTGTATGTTTCCACCATTGCCGAGCAATAAATAGCGGAGCCTTCACAGCCCATTTAAATACCACGCCCCTAAAAGGAGAAGTGTGATGATGCTTTGCAAGGTAGCGAAGAAGTTTACCGTCGCGTTCTGTCCATTCTGTGCTTTCTGCAGCAAAAGATTGGCGAGCATCATTGACAACAGAAAGGCTATTCCCCATGGAATCAAGCAGGCGAAGAGAGCTTTTGCCATCGCCTAGAGGATCAAGCTGCATCTTGCTCTTTCTCCTTGGCTAGATCAATGAGAACATTATGGAAACTGGAGCGAGCATCCATCATTGCTGCAGCCATGTAATAGGAGCGCGTGGAAATGAAATCGCACCACTTGTCAGCATCGTCATGCTCTACTGGCCATTCCTCTGGAGCATACACTTGCATGAGAGCGAGCATGGCATTCATGGCATAGTCGTCAAGCAATGTAGTCAGAGAAGGATCGGTCACGTCAATCTTGCTCATTTAGAAAGGCAGGCGATGGGGCGGAGGCGTTGAATTGCCACTGTACTAGAGACGAGAGCATCTTCTTGCTCCCATTGGACCATTGCAGCTTTCCTTCCATTGCTCCCTTTCGTGAAGCCTTGAAAGGTGCCGTAGATGGCAGTTGGCACCAGACCAGCCCCTGTGAGGGCGACCAGTACCACGCGCTCTCCTGGTGTCCAGTCATAGTCTTGCGGCGACCGTCTCAGTGTATAACGTCGGGAAGCCGGACGCAAGATTTCGGCATTCTCACCATCCTCCACTGCCCGTACAAACTGCTTGCTTCTATCGTTCGTTTGTAGCCTAGTAACAAAAGAAAGCTTGTTCATCGTGACTAAGTATTCTCTACCAGTGCAGTTTGATTACAATGGGCGAAAGTACATGGCTGCCATGGGACCATTTGAGCATTCCACTGAGCGGGAGTTTGCCCTCACTGTCAACAGAAAAGTCATTGAGGATTGCTCAAGCATGGAAAGTCTCAAGACCGTCGCAAAGAATCTTTTAGAAGGATGGTCTTCCATGCAAACGGCAGTGCAAAGCCTCATGCTGGAGAACATTCAATTGCGTCAAGCAATGGCGAAGCAGCAAGTAGATTTGGAAGCAGCAGAGCAACTCATCTACGGTGCTTCTGAGCTTATTGACGACTTGCGAGATGGGAAGCAATCAAGGAAAGCCAGGCGGAGTCTTTGGCCATTTGGCTAGTCAAGAGGAAGATCGTCCACCCGCTCGTATACGCAAGATTATATTTTCGGCAGTCACGCTCATAGCCAGAGCCAGTGACATGGCGGCCACGATTGTAAACACCACCTTGGATCTCAATGCCAGTGCAAGTGTCGGGGTGAGCAAAGTCAAGACGATACCTTTTGGAGCGTTTGCTTTTTAAATAGCGCTCCTGAAAATCCTTTTCCCATGCATCAATATCAGAAAACTCTCGTTCAAGAATTAACTGAGGATGATGAGCCTGCCAAAGACTGAGAAACTGATCTTCAAGAGCGCTCAATGCCTAGACAGCAGCTAGATGTACCTTAGCTGATTGCCCTTGATAGGCGCCTTCATAGGCTTGCCCAACTTCTCCCACGTCAAAAAGCATCACTTGAGCAATGCCTTCGTTTGCATAAATTCTGACGTGATAGTCGGTGGTGTTGACAATGTTCATTGTCAAGAAACCGTTCCAGCCAGGTTCAATGGGAGTGACATTGAGGATAACGCCACAACGCGCATAGGTGCTTTTACCCTGCGCAATGCCCATGATGTTGTTGGGCATGGAGAACTTCTCAAGGCTGGTGCCAAGCCCACAGCAATGGGGAGGCAGCCAAAAGAAATTACTGCCATCATTCCCTTTAATCAAGGGAGTTTTGACGGGAATCCTCTCATTAAAAGCTTTAGGGTTTAGCTCGCTGAAAGGAGCAATGCTTTCGCGCACCAGTAAGAACTGCTCTGGCGACAGGCGAATGTCATAGCCACTTTGCGAAAGGCCGTATGAAATAGCCTTGGTGCCATTGTCAAGAGTGCGGCGCTTTTCCCCTTCATAAGGGAAGAAGATGTCGTTTTCAGCAAGTTTGCTGATGGCTTTGTCGTTCAGCATGGTTATGAGGAAGAAAGAATGAAGGGGCGATTGCTCGCCCCCGTGACCATCAGAAGAGGTCGTTGGAGTCAGAACTTTCGTTCTGCCAGACGCTGGCATAGCCCTTAGGACCATCCTTATCGCCTTTCACTTTGACAGAGCCCGTGAAGCCAGGGGCACGGTCAGAAGTGCGCTTCTCGTTAGGCCAGACAGCCATGTCAAGACTGTAGTTGCCGCGCTCATTAGGGCCAGCCTTCTTCAGTGCATTAAGCACGTCAGCGGTGAGGTCAATAGCAGCGGTGATCGGGGGCCGGTTGGCCATGGTGTTTCTCCTCTAGGAGTAATGGGAGCCCTTACGGGCTTGCTTATCTTACCCTCTATCCATGGTGAGCGCAAACGCCTTGCCCCCTGGATAGAACTGGCTGAAGTATCTCTTAACAGTGTCCCGCATGACGGCCTGTTGCTGCACCAGCTCAAAGCCATCCATCTGCAGGATTTGCAGCTCAGCCTCGCGCTCTGGCTCTTCAGGGTCGTACACGCTGATCACGCAATACGCAGCATCAATGTCAATGCCATACATTTGCTCTGCCGCCATGGAATAGGCGCCAAGCTGCTTCTTGTAATCGGCAAGTTGATAGTCTGGCTTGACCTTGTAGGAAGTTTTCCAATCAGTGAGGGCAATGGAGCCGTCACCCATGAGAGCCAGTTGGTCCAACGTGCCTGAATAGCCCATTCCATCCCCATCGCTCCACCACGCCACTGCGCTTTCAGCGAGCAATGGTCGTTCAATTAGCTCAAGGAAGGGTTCAATGGCAGTGAAATAGGGCGACCATTCTTGACGGTGCTCCAAATGCCCTTCAATATCTTCCCCATTGAACAAATCTTCAATGACACCGTGCATCCAGGTGCCCCTATCAGCAGCAAGGCGAGTGCGGCGATTGGCCTCCTCATTGCCCACGCGCTTTCGCCAGTTGATGAGCGCCATGATCTTGGCCACTGGTGCCATGGAAGACAGCACAGTGGTGACTGACGGCAGCAGCATGCCCTCCGGCACGTTTGGGAACTGGCTGATCTGGTAGTGCCTTTTGCCGTCAAGAGAAATGCGGTTGGGCTCGTAGCGTGCAAGATTGGTACTCATACTGTGCTCGTTTTGTTGTTTTGGTGTTGTTGCACGATTTCTTCTAGTGTCATGTCTTGATTCAAGCCTTTATAAATTTCGTGCCGAGTAATATTTAATTCGCGGGACCACGCCGACAGGCATTGAGATTTCCCTTGGTATAAAAGAATATTTGATGTGCGGCGATTTGCGGCTTGCTCTATTTCGTCAGACCATTTGCAATTCTCAGGGGAATAATCACCATTGTTGTCAATGCGGTCCAGCGACGTACCTGTTGGGCGATTTCCCATGTCTTCCAAGAATTGCACAAACCCTCCCTCTGTCCATGCACTGCAAATTTTGATACCACGACCTCCATAATTGTGGTAAGCAGGGTTTTTAGGGTTTAAAACTCTTCCTTTCATGGCTATAAACGAAAGATATGTACCGTCTTTTTGTTGTCCTGTTTGCTGGCTCGCCCTTCTACCATGAATTGTTTTAATTTCTTTGTGATAGCAGCCGCATGAAACCGTTTCTCCTTTCCGTAAATGAACGCCTCTAGTGGTTTTTAGATTACCACAGTCGCACACGCAATTCCAAACGGAAAAGCCATTGGAACTGCTGGCGCGAGACATGACCAGTAATCGTCCAAACCTTTGCCCAGTTAAGTCAAATTTTGGGTGCATTGCGCTAGCCGATGCAGTTGAACACTTATCATAACGCTTCCCGTTGAGGGAGATCCGGCTGGGCTCGTAACGCTCAAGAGAAGGCATTAGACGTTCAAGAGAAAGGTCCAGACAGGCCACTATCGGCTTCTAACGCAATAGCCGTTAGAAGAGTAATAGCCAAGCGGGCAAGTTTTACCCACCTTTGTGATGGGCTCATTGCAGGCCAATACTGGCATGGAAAGCAAAACAATGGCAAGAAGGATTTTCATGGTTTTTGAAGAGAGAGTTTAAGCTTGCGAATGCCAGTGATGAAATAGCCGTAGTCCCTGGTTTCAGTGACGGGCTTTTCTTTATTGCACACTTGGCAAATGCCTGTCCAAACTGAAGAACACCCAACGCTATAGACGCCCCATTGAGAGCCACAGTCCCAACAGCAAACGTAGGCATTCTCAAGCTTTTTAATTAGCTTTCTGGTTTCAGTTTTGTTCATTGTCTTTGTGGCAGATTGCTCGCGCCTGCCATAGCAGCGCCTGACAAAGCATGCTTTCATCAGGATCTATGTCTTCGGCATACACCACATGAGCTGATTCCCATGCCAGCAGCCATTGCTCTTTTGTTGGAAATTGCCAGACTGTCATTGGTTTAGAGGTCAAAGAAGTGTTCAACAAGCCAGGTGCCAAGGATTCCCAAGAGAAAGATGGTTAGCAGGAATGCCACTGACACTACGATGGAAATAAAAATGGACATGGTTCATCAAAAGGAGAGCCGTCAGAGTTGAGAGCAATTGTGCCAGCAAGGGCCCGTGCGAAACGGGCCGCTGCCAGGTCTAGCGCTTTCCCTGCACAAACACCTCAACGCCTTTGACGGCCTGATCCACGTTGCCTTCTTCGCAGATGGCACGAAGACAGTCAAGCTCTTTTGCCATTGCGGCTTTAGTAATCTTGATGCCCTCGTCCTTGGTCCATGCCGTGACCATGGTGGTCACCACGTTGGCAAACATGGCTTTGTCCTTAATATCTTCGCCCTTGGACAGGCCGAGATTTTCCAAAGCCGTCTTGCCAGCCATCAGGCTTGCCCGCTCCTCTGCGTAACCAAGAGGGTTGGCTTTACAGAATCCAAGAAGCGCTTCTTTGCCATTGAACTCACTGGCGGCACTGGCCGGAGCAGTTTCCGCGCTTCCAGCAGGCTCAGAAGGCTCTGCAATTGCCGCTGCTTTCGGGCTTGTCCGCGCAGTAGGCTTCGTTGCTTCCTGCTGGAGCGGGAGGCTGGGAACGTTCTTTTCATCGCTCTTGGGAATGTCTTCGCCGGAGTACAGTTTGAGACCAAGACCAGTGAAAGTGGCAATGCACTTCACGCTGGCGCGTTGAATGTTGTCGCTAACGGAACGAGCATCCAGCTCTTTAAGAGCATTGTGCTTATTGTCCATCAACGGAAAAACCAAGGCAGGAGTGCGGCGACAACCATCAGTGAGATAGGGACGGAGGAGCCAGCAACCAATTTGACCAAATACTGGCCAGCCCATTGCACTTTCTTCAAACGCCACATAGAGCGTCGGGAATTGCTCCTTGAGGTAGCGGAAGGCAAATGGCCACGACAGGTAGGAAAGGCCTTTGTAGTTCTTTTCAACGTGCTCACCAATGGCAAGTTCATAGGCAGCAGTGAAAGCAGCAGGGCTGATTTCAAGAGGAGCAAACAGGCCGTTCATGCGGTCGGCCATTGCAAGCGAAGCGGGAGTGTCCATGGGGAAAGGATCAAAGGGAAGGGAAGGGTTTGGCATGGAGATCATGACTTAGAACTGTCCAAATTGAAATGGTTGTCATAAAAAATAATGACTTTGGCAGGTTTTTCGTACTCTTTGACGAGCATGCTTTCGCCAGGGAGCGGCCATTCTGGAGCCACCCTTACGTCGTTAATGCCTTCAGTGGACTCCCAAGAGAAGCCCTCTTCCATGACGCCAGGCTCAAAGCACAGCACCACTTCAGGGTCTTCGTCCTTGATGGCAAGGTCAGCAGCACGCAAGGCTTCTCTGAGTTCAGACAGTTTCATTTGAGTCGGGAGAGGAATGGTCAATGACAAGAGGCCATGCGCCGTCAGCAAGCGTGGAGCTGCCTTCAAACACTGGCGTGGAACGCACGAGACGTTCAAGAGCCTCACTGCGGGAAATCATGCCATCATGCGCAATGGCAGAAAGATGGTCAAAGGCTTGATCGCTCAGGGTGAAATGGCGACGCCGTTTGTTGCCGTCGTAAACGCTTCTGGCCATAAGGGGCCGCAAAGTTCATGCCCACAATAGCCACAGCGCCAGCTCTGACAAGCCTTGCAACCATTAGGAAGTCTTATGGAACCGTGCCATTGCAAAGCCCGAATGGAACTGCCATGATGGTGGGCGCTGTACCCTCGCCCCTACATGGCATTCTCAATTCTGGACTTCGTAGACCAACTGGAAGACAGTCCAGAAAAAGGCAAATATATGTGCCCCGCCTGTGGCGGCAACGACTTTACCGTCAACAAGGGCAACGGCGGCTACAACTGCTGGCACGATCCTTCACCAGCACACCGAGCTGAGATTCGTGACGCCTTGGCTCCAATGGTGAGGTGGGAGAAGCCCCCTCGTGATCCAGGCAACTATTCCTTTCCCTATAAGAACAACAAAGGCGAGGAGGTGGTGGTCGTTCATCGTGACGACACCAGCGGCAGCAAGCGCATCTGGCAAGACTTCCCCACCATTGATCATTCTGCTCCTAGCCACAAGACGCAGCTTCAAGAAATCAAGGCTCGCATTCTTCCCTACAAATACGAAGAAGCAATTGCTGAAGCTGAACTCACTGGCCTTCCCATTGTCATTGTTGAAGGGGAACTCACTTGTGAAGCTGTCTGGAGCATCGGTCTTCCTTCCGTCACCTTCTTAGGCGGGAGCAAGCAATACCGCACCAACGGAGATTATTCCAATCTCTTCAAAAATCAAAAGCTTGTTCTGGCTCCTGACAGGGACGAGCAGGGCGTGGCTTTCATGCGCGAGATTGAGAATGACAATCCTGGCGCACAGTGGCTTTACGCCGATCCTCTGTCTTGGGAATGGCAGAACCTGCCTAGTGGCAATGGCTTAGACCTTGCTGACTACATTGAAGAAGGCGCCACTAAAGACGACCTGCTCGCCTCCATTGTTTCCAAAGGGAAGCATACGGGACACGATGGCAAGCCCTCCTATGAGGAAATCATTTCTGCCATTGAAGGCTTTGTTGGTCTCTATGCCAATGATGCTCGCATCACCTACGAAGCCAGTTCCTGGCTGGAGCAGCGTGGCGTCAAGATGGGCCAGCAGAATATTGACAGAATTATTGATGAAGCCAAGACGCGCATTTATGGCAGGGAAGAAATTGAAACCATTGATGCTCTCACCATTGCCAACTCCGAGCAATGCAGGGAATGGCTGATTGCTGGTCTCATGCCTCTTGGCAGCGTCATGCTGCTTGCTGCATCAGGCGGCACTGGCAAGAGCACGCTCATTTACAACTGGGCATTGAACATTGCTCTAGGACAATCGTGGAGCGGCAGGCGTTGCATGAAAGGCAAATGCCTGATTATTCAAAGTGACGAGCCGTTGGTGGATACCAGCGAGAAACTAGGCGTTATTGGCTTTCAAGAGGCTGGCCTACAGGAAGGCGAGATTGCATTCTGGGAGAGCTGGCGCTTCGGCCACATGAAACAGTTGGAGGAGCACGTCAGGAGGCATCGGCCCTTGTTTGTTGCCATTGACTCCCTCACTGCCTGCCTTGCTGGTATGGACGTGGACCTCGTGAAGAGCAGCGCTGGCGACGTTATCTATGGTCTTCGGGACATTGCCAACAAATATAAATGCAGCATCTGTATTCTCCACCACTTAAACAAAAGCGGGGGGCTGCGTGACTCTACGAGCTTCGTAGATAACGTGAGTGAAGTGGTGAAACTCACCCGCCCTGATAACAATCCCGACCCCAACCAGTTTGTCTTTGAATGGTTGAAGAGCAGGAGTGGTTTGACTGGTAAGCACAATTTGCAGCGTGACACGCTCAACTATGGCTGGCGCTACGCAGGGCCAGTGGGTGGCTCTCTAGAGGAGCTGGACAGGGTGATCAACACTGTCAACATGCGGAAGAACGAGCGTCTCAGCAGACAGCAGGTGGCATCGCTCTCTGGTAGTTGGGACACAGCGTCTGCTGGCAAGATGCTGGAAGTGGCGAGGCGGCAAGGCTTCATCGCCAGCAGCTTCCAGGATGGTCCTAATGGTGAGAAGGCTCGTCTCTATCATTCGTGGGAGTATGAGCCCTCTGCATGGACAGAAGAGGCTCCAATTGTGGTAGAGGAAGAAGAGGAAGAATTCTTTTAGAAAGATTATGCCCGGCCTATAATTATGGCTGGTGCATAATTATTGATAATGAAGATTATCTGGTCTAATAATGACCCTTCCATGGGCGCTCCTGATCGGGAAGAACTGCAGGCAGAACTTGCAGCAGCTCAAGAATCTTCCCCATCGGGAACTCCTGAAGACACTGCCATTGAAGAGACCGAGCCAACGCCATCTTTTATTGGCTTCAAAGGCTTTGGCCGTTAGGCTTGCCCGATGGATAATTTCTCTTTTTTTGTTGGCCCATGCACTGGAGGCTGGTGCATTCTCGTTAAAGACCCGCTTGGCCAGGAACGTCCAATCACTTCGCCATGGGAGAGCAGGGAGGAGGCAGAGAGCTTCTTAGACATTGCCCGCCCTGATCTAGGGTTTATTCCCAGCAAGCTTCCTGAGGCCTCATGAGGGCCTTTT